GTGTGTGGGAATCGCTCGCGCCGAAGCTCTACGACCTCGGATTACTCTCGGAAATAGACCAAAGCACGTTCGCCGTCTACTGCCAGGCGTATGCTGACTGGCTGGAAGTGACGCGGATCCTCAACAAACTCGGCGTCGGTCGCTGGTATACCGAAACCGAATCGGGCTATAGGCAGGTAATTCCGGAAGTCGCCGTCCGTGACAAAGCCTATCAGGTTATGCAGCGTATTGGGACGCGCTTCGGGCTGGACCCGTCGAGCCGTAGTGGTATCGCTACAGACGGCAGGCAGAAAATAGCTAGCGCCACCGAGGAATTCTTATTCGGTCCGAAGGCGGTCTTGTGACGGTAGCTTGCGCTCCGTTGGACATCGGCACCGAGATGGTCGCTGGTTTACTAAAGACAGATCGCGCTATCGGAGAGCTAGAGACGCTGGCCAGGAAACGTATCCTACGTGTCCACGAAGAGTGGCCTGAGAAGGGCTACACCTTCGACCTCGCTGCTGGTCTTCGCGTCATCTCATTTGTAGAGGATTACTGTCGACACTACAAGGGCGAGTGGGCGGGTAGTCCGATGCTCTTGGAGAATTGGCAGAAGGTCGTCCTCCTGGAAGCATTCGGCTGGATGCGTGAGGACGGTCTCAGGGTCCATCGCACGATGTGGCTGGAGCTAGGCAGGAAAAACGGCAAGAGCGCACTCGCCGCGGCGCTCGGCGTCTACCTTCTAGTCGCTGACGGCGAGCAGGGCGCGGAGGTCTATTCGTCGGCAACGAAACGCGATCAAGCGCGCATAGTCTTCTCTTTCGCCAAGGAGATCGTCAATCAGAACCCCGATCTCGCGCGGCACATCAAAGTCCAGCGGACCAATATGTCCGTGCTCCGCACGCGCTCGAAGTTCGAACCGCTGAGTGCCGAGGGTGATACGCTCGATGGATTATCACCCCATGGGAATATAATAGATGAACTTCATAGTCATCGTGACCGATCGGTGTATGATAAATTGATCACCGCACAGGCGTCACGCCGCCAGCCGATGACGGTCTGCATTACGACGGCGGGGATCTACGATCCCGAGCGCATCGGTTGGCAGCTTCACGACCACGCTTGCGCGTTGCTCAATGGCACAGTTGAGGACGACTCGTGGTTCGTCTGGATCAGCGCCGCCGACAAAGGCGATGACCCGTATGCTCCTGAGACGTGGCAGAAGGCAAATCCAAATCTGGGTGTGTCGATTTACCCTGACTTCATTGAGCAACGAGCCAGCGAGGCGCTATCCCAGCCGAGCAGTCTGAACGCTTTCACGCGCTTGCACCTGAATCAGTGGACCCAGCAGATCGAGCGATGGCTGGACATGGCACACTGGGACGCTTGCGATCACGAGGTGAATCTCGATGAGTTGAAAGGGCGCGAGTGCTATATGGGCCTCGACCTGTCGAGCAAGCTCGACCTCACGGCGCTGGCTCTCATCTTCCCGCCGACTGACGATGACTTCTGGCGGCTCTGGGTGAACTGCTACATTCCACGCGAGACGATGGTGGAACGCGAGCGCGTCGACCGGATACCTTATTCGACGTGGGAACGCGATGGCTGGATCACGCCCACCGAAGGCGATGTAGTCGATTACACTTGGATCGAGAAAGACATCTTGGGGTTCAGCGAGCGATTCAATGTGCAAGAGGTAGCCTATGACCCGTGGAGCGCCCAGCAAACGGCTCTCAGGATTCGCGACGACATTGGCATCCCGGTCGTGCCGATCCGTCAGGGTTTCATGTCACTGTCCGAGCCGACCAAAGAGTTCGAGCGGCTGGTTGTCTCCGGTAAGCTCGCTCACGGCGGGAACTCGTGTCTTGCGTGGCAGGCGAATAACGTGACGTGTCGCCATGATCCCGCCGGTAATATCAAGCCGGATAAGGGCCAACGCACGCACAAGATCGACGGTATCGCCGCTTCTATCATCGCGCTCGCTCGCGCGTCCCTTTGGGACGGCGGCAGTGTTTACGAGGATGAGGGTATCATGATCTTATGAAAGTCGATCTTCGCGACGTTCACATCTATGGCGGTATGATGCTCATCGCGGTCGGCGTATTCGGCCTCATCGGCTGGGAGGGCGCGCTGATCGCGCTCGGTATCGTCGGCCTGTATCTCGGAACTTACCGGATGGGGAGACTCTGATGGGTATCTTTTCGATCCTCGAAGAGCGGCAATCACCGGGACCGTTGGACGACTTTTGGTACGAGCCGCTCAACAGCCTCGGCCAGCCTGATGTCACGGTCGCGACTGCTCTAACATCTACGCCCGTCTGGGCTGCGGTCAACTTGATTTCAGGCACCATCGGCTCCCTGCCGCTCATCCTCTATCGCAAGTTAGAGAACGGCGGCAAAGAACGTGCGGGCGATCTGCCGCTCTACGATCTCCTGCGTTGGCAACCCAACGGGTTTCAGACTGCGGTTGAAATGTTCGAGATGGGCCAGGGGCACTTGTGTCTGCGGGGGAATGCGTTCTTCCGTCTGGAGACGAGCAGAGGGGGAGAATTGATCTCGATCTCGCCCATGCATCCTGATAAGATGAAGCTCAAATTGCTCAGTGATGGCGTGATTGAGTACCACTATCAGCAAAGTATTGGCACTCCTCGCGTGTTTTCGTCCGAAGAAATCATGCACGTGAAGGGGCTTTCTAGTGACGGGCTCATCGGCTACAGCCCGATCACGGTCGGTGCTGGCACGCTCGCACTAAGCAAGGCAGCGGAGAGCTACGGCTCGCGATTTTTCGCAAATTCGGCTACCCCGAGTGGGATCTTATCCCACCCCGGTAAGCTAAAACCGGAGGCGCGAAGCAACATAAAGCAAAGTTGGCAGGCGGCTCACGGCTCGGGCAAGCAGCACTCGGTCGCGCTATTGGAAGAAGGACTCGCGTGGACGGCGATGAGCGTCAGTCCAGAGGAGGCCCAGTTCCTTGAGACGCGCAAGTTCCAGGCAGAGGAGGTTGCGAGGCTTTTCAATGTGCCGCCGCATTTGCTCATGCTGCTCGACCGCTCGACCTTCTCGAATGTCGTTGAGCAGAACAAATCGTTTGCGATTAATTGCGTGCGCCCGTGGGCGATTCGATGGGAGCAGGCGATCCGTAAGTCAATTCTTGAGCGGTTTGGAGATCGTTCGCTAGAAACCGAGTTCGAGATGGACGCGCTACTTCGCCCAGACACGATGGCCCGGGCGCAGGCTAATCAAATCCTGCTCCAGAACGGCGCGCTCACTATCGACGAGTGGAGGGCTCGGGAGAATCTCAACCCGCTCGACTCGCGCGCTGGCGAGGTCCATTGGATGCCGCTCAATATCGCTCCGGTCAGTGTGGCTGAAGCAGGCCCAAGCGAAGAGGACGCAGCGCGCCAGCTACGCAACGAACTGCGAAGTCATCATGTGGAGGTAGACGACAGCTTCGGATTGCGCGAACTCCGTAGTCTCGCGAACCGTCGCAAGATCGCGGAAGCGACGAGACCGCTGATAGAGGAGGCCGCACAGCGGCTACTTAAGAGGGAAGCGAAGGCGGTGCGCCGTATGATGAAGCGGCAACTGGAGGGCCTGCCAGACGGTCGCGAGTTGCGTGGCACGGACGGACTGCACAACGATCTGGAGGAGTTCTATCACGGCGAGTTCACAGAAGTCATCGCGGAGGCGCTACTCCCGTTGGTGCGCTCCTATGCCCGAGAGATTTATACGCAAGCGGCGCTTGAAGTCGGGTTCCCGCCTGAGTTCACGCCGGAACTAGAAGAGTTCATTAGAGGCTACGTATCGGTCTCGGCAGCGCAACACGCTCGGACATCGAGACAGGAATTACAGGCTATCATCAGCAAGATGAACTTCACGGAGGTACTTAACGCACTAGAGTTAAAGCTCGATGAGTGGCTAAAAAAGCGAGCACGAAAGATGGCGAAACGCCAGACGACAGAGGGCAACGGTGCCTTCAGTAAGTTCGCCTATATCGCGGGCGGCGTGGTCACTCTGCGTTGGGTGACGGCGGGTGCTGCGACGTGTCCATTTTGTCGGAAATTGAACGGTAGGACCGTCGGGTGGTTTGAGAACTTTATTAATGCAGGGGAGGCATTGGAAATTGTAGAGGAGGAGGGGGAGGGTTTGGATATCGGAAAGGTAAGTAAACTCGTCCCGCGAAAGAACGTAGGCCATCCTCCCGCTCACCCCGGCTGCGATTGCTTCATCTTGCCGGCATTTTAAGGGGAAAAAGATATGAGTATTGAACGCAGGGACTACGATCTCGAAGGCCTAGAGGTACGCGAGACCGAGGGCGGCCAGATCATCAGAGGCATGGCGCTACCCTTCAACCGCAACTCTGCGGATCTCGGCGGCTTCATTGAACGTATCGAGCCGGGGGCGGTCTCTGTCGAGGACAGCGATGTCGTAATGCTCTGGCAACATGATTCCACGGACCCGATCACCCGACAGTCGAGCGGGCTGGAACTCGAGGTGCGGAAGTCTGGCCTGTGGTTCGAGGCGCAGGCGAGCGACTTCAGCCCTCGCCAACTTGACCTACTCCAGCGTGGTGTGGTGAAGAGCATGAGCTTCGGCTTCGTCACCATCGAAGACGAGTGGGAGCAGGAATCGAAGCCCGTCAGGCGGACACTGAAAGAGATCGAATTGCGCGAGATCAGCCCAGTCACCTGGCCGGCGTACAAGCAGACGAGCGTGGCAGTACGCAGCGCCCAAGAGGCGGGCATCGATATTCGCGTCGTGCCGGATAACATCTCAACTGCAGTCGACGAGGACCGGCGCACGCCGTGGGAGAAGCCCCGGCTCGAAGACTTCACCTCGGAGCAGTGGTCTGACTTGAGCGCCGAAGAGCGTGATGATATAGCCGGCCACTTCACGTGGTCACCGACGATGCCGCCGGATAGCTTTAGCGAGTTATCGCTGCCGCATCATCGTGCGAGTGACGGCAAGGTGATCTGGCGCGGCTTGATCGCTGCCGCTGGTCGACTCGATCAGACGCGGCTACCTGATAGCGCGATGGGCGCGGTACGAGCCCATCTCGCGGCGCATTACAAAGCGTTCGGAGAAGAAGCGCCGTGGGATCGGAGCGCGCCTGACGAGACGATGAGACGCGAGCGGCTGCGGCTGACGACGGTCGACCTGTAGCGTGTTGCACGACCCGTTACCGACATGTCGTGATGACTTGAGCGAGGGCGAATACTATCTCGTTCAAGTGCTCAAGCGAGGGCCGTCCGTCATAGAGTTCGAGATCAAGGCGGCTGGCATATTGCGCTCTGAATTCAGGAGTGTACGACGGCCTTGGCTGCGCCTTTCGGAAACCGATGTGACCGAGTGCGATTGTGGCGTGCGCGATTGCGAAGAATGCTTGGGGTTCAATGAAGTCCACGGTCGCGACAGTAACGGCAGACCTCTACCTGTCCGTCGCGTCAGCTATCCTGTAGTAATTCCCCTGGGTTACATTTAAGACAAGATTGTCGTAGATTGTTTTAAGATATGAGGGAGGCGTGACGGGCCCAGACGGGGCGCGACAAACCGGAGCTCCTTTCAGGCCAGTGCGTGACGCTTGCTCGAACGCGACTGCCGCAGCGTGCCACATTAGTTCACGTGGTGCTGGGGCAGTTTTTTGTTCCCGGCCCACTACCGGGGACACATATGACACCCATTCGCGAGAAGGCGCGTGATTTAAAGGCTAATTGCGAACAGCTTTTGAGCGCCGCCGAAGCGGAGGACCGCACCCTCAGTGAAGACGAGCAGCAGAAGTACGATGTGACGTTCGTCGAACTCGAAGGTGCCTTGGCGCAGATC